GAAGCGGCATCGCTGTGGTCGCCGTCGTCGTGCAGCATCTCAGCTTCGTCCATGAACCGACGATATGCCTCCCCGAGATCACCCTCCGTCTCGTCTTTATCCTCGTCGCGCAGTTGCTGCGTCAAAGTCTTAATAAACATGCGAATGTCGTCCGGGCCGACGCCAAGCGCGGCGGCGACCTTGTGCAGTCCGACATCCGTCAATTTCACCCCCTGCTTAATCTCCTGGTCGCTCACCCCGGCATCGCTGAGCAGGCCGTGCAATCGATCGACCTTCGCTAAGCGCCCCATTGTACTGTATTCATCGAGCACGATCTCAACAGCATCATCGTGTGGATCGTCTTGCATAGGATTGTCGGCGAAGCGCGGCGCGTTCGCTTTAACCTTTTGACCGGCATGACCCTTCGTCGAGAACTCGTCAACGGTCTCATTGAGAATATTGAGGAACTGTCTCATTGAGCGCCTCCAATGTTGAGCCTACGGGCAATCACCACCCGATTGCCGTCCTTATCCCGGAAAAGGCGACGAACTTCGTGGAAATACGTATCGGTGCTGACCTTAATGCCGTCCTGCGGTGCAACACGCGGCGCGTCGGGAATATGCGCGTTGAAGTTGGCATCGCTTTGAGTGACGTCTGTGTCTGCTCGGTCAGGAAGGTCGAGCCACGCAAAAGGTGCGTTCACCACCTTCGCCACTTTCTCGTCACGCTCTTTCTGCACCGTGCGCAGGTAGGACAGAAACGCCGCGTTGTACGCATTGCCAAACATCGTGTCGTGGGCATGCTCGGCAGCATCGTTGTAGTCGTCATCACCTAAAATCGCCGCCGGGATTAGCCCCTTCTCGGCGGCCTCGATGTCAATATCTGCAAGTGCGTTGAGACGAGCGATCTCTAGCTCGCCCGGCTCGTTCTGGCCACGCACGAACACGTAGCTGTCGGGGGCATTGAGCGCGGTGCGGATGTCGTCACGGACGAGGTGTGGCGCAGCGGGGAGACCGAATGTCATGTCTAAAATATGAACTTCGGCATTGCGAATCTCCGGGAATTCCATCGGCTGCCGCTGAAGGATGGTTTTCTGCGGACGTCCGATGACGAGCGGCAGGTATTTCGCCACTGCCATCTCAATTCGATCCATGGCGGCGTCATCAAGCGGGACGATGGTTTTCAGCCGCAGCGGATATTCTTTCTGCGTCTGGGCCAAATATTCTTTCAGTTGCATTGCGCACCTCGGACAAACTCGTTGCTATTTAGCGCAAGGTATTGCTTTTCTTCAGCGGCGGTTCTAGCTTGATCACGCTGCACACACGCAGAGGAGCCGACATGCCGGAAGAAATCAGCCCATTTCCGCTATATGTTGAACTGATCGAGCGAGCGGCGCGCACGCCTAACGACGCACAAAATTATCGTCAATGGCAGGAGCTACACAGAGGTATTATTGATCTTGCCAGGGAATACGGCCAGGATTTACTACGCGAAGTGGATAAACCCCAGTCATAGGGGGATCAGAGACATGTATGGATTTGGAAGCATATAGAAAGCTATTACGACATTCGTCGTGCGGCGAAGACATTGCCGAATTCTTCGTCCATCATGCGGTGCCGGTTGCTGTCTTGATCGGCTGTGCACCGGCATCGTCCGAGTTTTCAGTGAATGCCTGTCGCCGGGATGTTACCGGCGACAGCTTCTATTGTCTGCTTTGGACACGCAATAGTGAATCCACTCTGCGACAACTGCTCGATGCGCTGGGGATTCCGTTCGCATGGTTGTGGTCTACCGGCGGAGCCCACGGCGTTGACGCCGAACTTCGGTTGCCGCTCCGCGAATGGCCAATCCTTCATTTTTTCGCACGGTGTTCAGCGCCGTTTGGCGATTAAATCGTTCATCTCCAATTGGACGCAAATTGCGGCGCTGATCGCGTCGAACAGTAAGATGGCGTTTATGTCGCCTGACTCCGCAGCTTCCTCCAAATCAGCGAAAAACCGCCGCACCGAGCGATGCAGTGTGGGTCCCTCCATACCCCGAAAGGCCACAACCCGCGACGACCACGGTTCGGGTAGGGTAATCTCCAATGGATCAATGAACTGGTGCATGGCTACATCTGACTTCACTATTTGGGCAGCGGAAGCGTCGCACAATCGATCGACTTTTGGAAGCGCTCTGTGAACATGACTAAACATTCATCGCAGAATATTGGTAAACGACACGCTGATGCTGGGTTCAAGCGCAACCACTTGATGCCAATGGCCTTGCGGTAGATAGATCATCTCGCCAGGATTGAGAACGATCTCTAGTGCCTGTGCCTGCCGATAAAGCGGGAAGCGGTTATAGTCCGGGCGCTCACAATCCACAGCGCTATAGACACCGACGTTGTTGTAGAGCATCGGGCTTTGTTCGCGGTTGAATAAGCGCATGCGTTTACTGCCCCGCACCTGCGCCAGCATCACATCCAGCACATCGTAATGCAGCGGCGTCTCGGTGCCGCGTGGCCCGAACCAGAGAAACACGCGCCCGGCTCGATCGGCCGCATTAAGGTACTCCGGCGGATGACGGATATCCGCAGCCAAACGCCGACCGGTCGGCGTCTCCAGAAATTGATTATTGGCGACAAGATAGGTGTTATTCGTCTGCACGCCGGAGAAAACGAAGTCGGTGAACTCGGAGAAATTGATTCGTCGGCGATGATCATTACAGCGCTGTTCAAACAACGGGTCGCTGTTGCGATCGCCCATGACCTCGACGGTCTCTGTGCCACAAACCGCTTTGAGATAGTCGGCGTGCCAAGCGTGTATCGCAGGCCAATTGTCCATTTTATCGGTGATGATTACGGCGGTCCCGGTTTGCACATACTGTTGGCGGAACTCGTCGCCGGTCAGATTGCATCTGCGGTCGATCATCGCCTATTTAGAAGGCAAATTTTCGCGCAGCCGCCGGATGAGTTCGTTGCGATCTTCGACAACAATCGTGTTGTCATTGTCGATCGTTGCCGCCTGTTGTCCGGTGACACCAGCCGCACGCCTTTCATCCAGTTCCATCTTGCGTTTGTCGAGCGCCATCTTCAATGTCTTTAATTGTGCATCGCGCTTGTGATTGGCGGCACTCATGGCGTGTCCATACATGGCGGCGGCAATCTCAAAAATTCCGCGCGCACGGGGATTGTCGATGTTGTAGCCATACTGCATCAGATCACGGGCATGGCCGAGAATCTCTTTGTATAGCTCATCCATTTTGTCGGCGTGGTCGGTGCCCTCGATCAGTGCCATACGGGCGTTGATCTCGTTGAATTTCTCGACGGTGCGGGTGATTTCTTGCTGATCCGGCTCAGGCGGTGATGGCTCAGGGTCCAGAGGCGGCGGCGTCTGCGCGCGCAACACCTCGTCGAGTGCGGGCAAGTTCAGCATATCGGTGATACCTTGTTGACCCTTAATCATGATCCACTCTTCTTCGCCATGCCGAACAGGTCACGATCGGTCGCAACCCTGAACGTCCAACCACGGGCTTGGCAGAACTTCAAGGCCGCCTGCCACTTCAACGCGTTCAGCGCCTGTCGTGCTTCCTTCAATCGGCTGGTCTTTTTCCCGTAGCTCGGGTGCTCATCGCTGGGCTTGATCTCGATTAGTTCGGTGTGCCGTTTCCCATCACGATCCTCATAGACGACGAAGAAATCCGGGACGTAAAACGTCGCCTTCATGATCATGTGGCCGCCTTCCATCACCGGCTTCTGGTAGGGGATGCGCACAGCTTCGCTGGCCCAGCCGACAACATTGGGATGATTGTCGAGCACCATCATCATCGATTGTTCCCAAGAACTGCGATAGGTGATGTTGTGAATATTCGCAGCGACGTATTTCTGTGGATTCTTCGGCACGAAGCTACCGGAATGGGCGCGGGCCATGCCTAGAATAGCACCGGTATATTGCTCAGGAAGCTGGACAGATATGAATCCGCGCTGAGCCGCTGCGCCGGAGCCGTGTTGTAGCCATACTGTGCCGTCCCGCCGAGCGGGGTGTTGATCGCGCCGAAACTGAAATTGCCCAGCGTCGCCAGCCCACCAAATGAGAACGGCGACATCGTCCGATAACCAGCGTTCAGCGACGTGCCAAGCGGCAGCGGCGGCGTGATTAAACTTCTGACGTCAGGGAAGCTGGGCGGTTGTAGTGGTGCCGCGACACCGCCAAGGCTGACAGGTGTCTGATCCGGAACGGTGATCCCGGTATTGGCGGCGAACTGCTGTCCGAATTCTCCAAACTGGCCGGCTGCGACCGGTTGGCCCTGCTGAACTTGCAAGTTCTCATAAACGAACTGCATGGTAATTTGATTAACGGCCGCGTTCTCATAATCCAGATCGTCCGGTTCGTACGACGTGATACGCGGATTCTTCAGTGTGAATGCATCGTAGTAATGCTGCCCGGCATTGACGTAGAAGTGGAAGATATCGATCCCCGAGAAGAACCACTGGGCACTATCATCGTCGGCACCACCATAGCCTTCGCTCAGACCAAAATTGGCATCCGCGTTAAACGTTGGGGTGGTAATGTCATAGTTATAACCAGCAGCGGCATTTGGCGCAAAATCCCCGAAGTAGTACTGCGAATATTGCTGCCACATCTTTTGCGCCATGCCATCAGCGCTGTCGTAGAAGGTGACCTTGATCGCTTCGAGTTTGAATCCGGTGTAAACCTGTCGCCGCTTATTGTACTGGTTAAGCTCTTCCGCCTTCGGGCTGATCTTCGGTCGATCGCAGTGCTTCACCACGTAAGTCAGTTTGTCAAAGTCGGGCCTGCCGTTTGCGTGAAACCGCACCAAAAACAGGTTACGCTGCCGGGGCGGACCGGCGGCGTAAACCTGGGACGCTTGACGCGGACTACGTAGAGATATCGCCATGCGTCAGATTAGCCGGTGAACGGGCTCGGCAAGTTCAGGATCGGCACCGGCGGCATGATGCCCGGCGTGATCGAGTTGTCTTGCGTCGCATTGTCGAAGCGCACGGTTAGTTCGATCGTCATCGCGTCTGACGAGCTATAGTCAAAGCTCTCATAGTTCACCTGTGACAGGAAGCAGCCCTCATAGACCCAGCGTTCCAAGATGCCGTCGTCGCTACCGTCCAGCGTTTCGACGGTCATCATAAACTTGTAATCAGCCGCCGCCTCTGGGACCGTCTGAGTGAAGAAATTCATCTGGCGCTGGGTCTGACTGCCGCACAGGGCCGCAACGCTGTTGGTGACGTCATCGCGCACGGTTACTGTAACCGTCTCCCACTTCGCCTTTCCGCCGTAATAGGCCACGGAGTTATAGGCGTGGACTTCCTGTGGATCGAAGGTGACGTTGGGTCGGCTGGCGCTGATGATTTGCTGGGTGAACGCCACCGGCTGGGCAATGCCGCCAAAATTATAAACGAACACGCGAAACCGATTCTTAACCTTGGGCATCAGAATGCCGCCGCGTCCGGTCCCGAAGCCGGTCGGAACGCCGAAATTTTGCAATGTAGACATAGAAGTCTCCGGATTCTTTTTATCCAATATTTAGCGGAATTATAGACAGAGATAACTCCCAACTTTATTGTCGGTTACTCTCAGACAATCGAGACAGGATGAAATGACACGCATAGTGGGCTTGCTGGGCTTTCAGTCCAGTGGAAAAGATACAGCGTCGCAACCTTTAATCGCGCAAGGCTTCGTGCCGATGAGTTTCGCCGATGCGATGAAGGATTCAGCCGCGATGATCTTTGGCTGGGATCGGTCGTTACTCGAAGGCATTACCGACGAGAGCCGACGCTGGCGCGAAGAAGTTGATCCGTGGTGGGCAGCGCGACTTGACGTTCCGCACCTGACACCGCGCTGGGTGTTGCAGAATTTTGGGACGCTCATGCGCGAACATTTTCATCCAGACATCTGGACAGCGAACGTCGAACGTCGCATCGAACTGGCTGGCGACGCGCCGGTGGTACTACGCGACCTCCGATTCCCGAACGAACTGGAAATCGGTCGGCAGGGGGTGTTGATACGCATCAGACGCGGTCCTGATCCGATTTGGGTAGACACCGCCCTGCGTGCCCTCGACGGCGACCACGTCGCCCACCGGCTCATGCATGAGTACTACAAGGTCCACCCGAGCGAGTGGGTTTGGCTCAACGAGCCGGTCGATTATATTATTGAGAACGACTCCACCATTCTGGCGCTACATGAGAAGATGCGGGTGCTATTTCCGCCGGACGCCGGTAAGGAGATGCATCAGCAGGCCGAAGATAATACCGATGCTGAACACCCCGTCCTTGTTCCAACTGCCACGGGGGTTCGGCGCGGAGCAACGCAGATGATGGGCGGTATCATTGGAGGCGTCGGCCGCTTGATAAAGGCGCATCGCTAAACCGGCGTCGGTGGCGGCCAAGACATCGGCGGTATCTCGCAATCGTTCTGACAGGGCCTCGTTGATGGCAGCGACGTCCTGCACCCACCGGGCAAAGGCGACTGGGTCGAGGGCTATGCTAGCGGGCTGAGTCTTGTTCATTCGGATATTTATGAAGGGGACTTTACGTCCCCTTTTTCATGACGTTTCTGCGACGGACGCTTGTCGAATTGACCTAAAAAAGGTCCCTCTTTAGTAAATAGATTTAAATCCGATATCGGAGTAAACTATGGTCCAAACCCTTGTGTCGCCAGGAATCTCGATCGCCATTAGCGATGAGTCGTTTTACAACTCATCCACCCCCGGCACGGTCCCCCTGATCGTCCTGGCGACCGCCTCAAACAAAGCCGCGCCGGGTGGTGTTGGCATCGCTCCTGCCACCGCACCGGCACAAGCGGGCACGCTGAGCCTGATGACCAGCCAGCGAGAACTCATTCAGAATTTCGGCAACCCGAAGTTTTATACCTTCGAGGGCACGCCGCTGCACGGGAATGAGCTAAATGAATATGGCCTGTGGACGGCGTATACCTATCTTGGCGTCAACAACTTATGCTACATACTGCGCGCCGACCTAGATTTGGGCCAATTGGTTCCGGCAGCCAATCCCCCGGCTGGTGCTCCTCTGCCAGGGACCTATTGGTTCGATCTTAGCCAGACGCAGTGGGGCACGTTCCGCGCGAATGGCAGTTCCTCGCCCGCCTCGGCGTGGAATATGGTCAGCGTCAAGATCGCCGGCAGCAGCAATGTCGATGACAGCAACATTCCACTGAGCGGCTTTGGCTCAAACGGTGATATCTGTGTATCCCCGGCAACTGACCCGTCGAATCTGTTTTATGAGAAGATTGGGGGTACGTGGTACCTGATCGGCTCCAGCCAATGGCTTGCGGCTCGTCCGACGGTCGTGACTGGAACTGCGACGTCTGGCACGATGGTGGTGAACAATTCGCTCGTGATCAACGGGGTCACCGTCGTCATTACCCAGACGACCTTGGCGCACGTTGCGACCGATATCAACAACGCCAATATCACCAACATTTCCGCCGCCATGACCGGTGGCGGGGCTCTACAGATCACAAACACGGCCGGGACCGCGATCACGTTGGCGAACGGCACCGGCACGCCACTGGCCACGCTGGGCTTGACGGAAGGCACCGTGAACGGTGTCTCGGTGACGCGTAACAGCAATGCCACCTACCCGTCTGGAGACGTGGCAGGGTCGATCTGGATAAAGGGGAATCCGTCGCACAACGGCGCGAAATGGAGTGTCAAATATTACAACGGCGCTCTTGGGGCGTTCACACTCGTGAGTGCGCCCTTCTACGCTTTTACTAGCACTCTCACCGACGGTGACGCCAACAAGGACACCGCCGCACTACTCGCTCTTCGCGCGCCAGCAACCGGCAGCGTCTATGTCGGCTACGACGTTGCAACCGGCGCCCAGGAACTTCGCCGTTGGTCCGGCACGCAGTGGGAAAGCTTGAGCTACGAGGCTAGCTTGGTTGCACCGACGACCCCGCCCGCCGCTGGCACGCTGTGGTTCGACAGCAATCTGTCTGCCGATATCATGGTGAGCAATGGCTCCAACTGGATCGGATACGCGCATTTTTATACGGGCACTGATCCCAAAGGTCCGCAGCTTTCCGCGAGCCCGCCGCTGACCCAAAGCGACGGAACGACCGACTTGGTCGATAACGACCTCTGGATCGACACGTCAGATACCGAGAACTACCCCTCCATCTATCGTTGGAATACCTCGACGGCGAAATGGGAGCAGGTCGATAATACCGACAATAGCACGCCGCTTGGCATTGTCTTCGCCGACGCGCGTATGGACAGCGGGCCGACCTTCGCCGGCATCACCAACGCTGGGTCGTACACCTACAACTCGACCATGGCCGCCGATCTCGCGCTGTCGGATTACGTCGATCCCGACGCGCCAAATCCGCTGCTCTATCCTGCGGGCACGATGTTGTTCAATACGCGCTATTCTGGGAACAGCGTGAAGGCATGGACGCCCGACTATTTCAGGGGCGATGGCCTTGACGATTACACCGTGAATACCTATTACGTCGGCGGCACCAGCTTCACCTTTCCTGCATTGGCCTCCGGCGATCGCTGGGTGAAAGCCTCGGGCAACAAGGCCGATGGTTCGCCGAATATGGGGCGTCGGGCGCAACGCGTCGTGATTGTCAACGCGCTCGGCGCAGTGCTCACCGCCAACGAGGAAATCCGTTCCGAGATTGTGTTCTTTAATCTGGTCGCCGCCCCTGGCTACCCTGAGATGATCCCGGACATGATTACTTTGAATGTCGATATGAAACACGTCGCATTCGCCATCGGCGATACACCGGCCCGCTTGCCGCCGGACGGCACCTCGATCGCGCACTGGGCGAACAACGCCGCGAACGCGGTGACGACAGGCGAGGACGGCTTGACGGTAGCGGACGATTATGTCGGCGTCTACTACCCGTGGGGTCTCGGCACCAACTACGACGGCACCGAGATCATGATCCCGCCGTCTGCGATCGCGCTTGTGACGATGGCCTACAATGATCAGGTGGCCTATCCGTGGTATGCCCCGGCTGGATTCACGCGCGGCTTGGTGACCAATGCATCGTCTGTCGGTTATCTGAACAACGGTGAATACACGTCGGTGATCCTCAATCAGGGTCAGCGCGATGTCCTGTATATCAATAAAATCAACCCGATCGCCTACATTCCACATCGTGGCCTAGTCGTCTACGGGCAGAAGACGCTCGATCCCTTGTCGAGCGCCCTCGACCGGATCAACGTCGCGCGCCTGATCAATTATATCGTGTATCATCTTGATAACCTCATGAAGCCGTTCCTATTCGAGCAGAATACCGCCTACACGCGGGCGGCAGCTAAGGCGTCCGTAGAACGGTTTTTCTCCCAACTAGTTGGGCTGAATGGTCTATACGATTATGCGGTCGTATGTGATACCACTAACAATACGCCGGACACAATTGATGCAAATGAGTTGTGGGTTGATTGCGCGATTCAACCTGTGCGTGCGATAGAGTTCATCTTCGTTCCGATAAGGATACTAAATACGCAGGGTGCGACCAATATCTAAATCTACTTAACGAAAGGGGCCGCAAGGCTCCTTTCTGCGCGCGAGAGCACTCGAACGCTATGCCGATGGCTTCATTCATCGCAACACAGGCAAGCAACTGAAACAAGAAACAAAAAAGAAAATCTCGCAAAAACTAACGGGTTGCTGGTCGGGCCAGAGATTGCCTATAAAGCCATCGAAACTAAATGCAACAACGGGGTGGATTTGGCGCCCTTTCGCGGCCGATCTCATTCGAATGAAAGTATTGCACACTGCGGCCACGCCACGTGGGTATGGAAACCAAACAATGCAACCAGCTAAAACCAGGGGCCGAATGGCCCCTTTTCTTTGACCAATTCCGCGCTCACTGCGTCGTGACCACACCCACATTGACCGCCTGTTCCAGCGGCGTATAACACGCCGGTGCCATGGAGCACATCAGGATTTATTAACAAAGTTCTCAGCGGGAAAAGTAATGGCTGTATCAATCGCGAAGACAACCACAACCTTTGGAATCCGGCGTGGAGCGCCGGTGGAGGTTATCATCGACGGGGCTCATCTGTACGGCGTTTGCCGGACGCTGGGTTTCGCCATCGACTTCGAGAGCCTGCGCAACATCCTAATGGAGGAGTATGACTGCCGGAGGATTTCATACGTGTTGAAGGTAGCCTACAACGAAGAGGGGATGATCCAGCAGCCGGCGATTGCCACTCTGCTCGATTTCCTGCGCTACAATGGCTACACCACGGTGCTGGGTGATCTGCGAGAGTGGACCGATGGCAATACCGGCCGCCACCACATGAACAAGAGCGTCGATGTGGCGCTGACGTGCGCGATGATGAGAGCGGCGCAGCGCGTCAATGACATCATCCTATTCGCTGGTAGCGAAGATTTGGCGGTGGCGGTTGAAGAATGCATCAACGGCGAGCGTCCGACACGTGTCACGCTGTCGTCGTACAAAGGTGCCTGCTCACACGAGTTGCGCGGCACCTGCGACTGGTTCGTGGACTTGCTACAATATAAAGATCGGATCATTCGCACGCCCATCGAAGGCTATGGCGAGCGCAACGGGCGCGTGGCGGACCAGGAGCCCGCTGAAGCCGTCATTCTCCAAGATCGCCGTAATAACGATAATTCGATCGGCGGGCGCATGCGCCTACATCCGCGTTCTCAGCAATTCACCGATTTGACGTAAGTTCCACTCGCGGGTTGATTTGGATCAGATTGCGTGTAAGCTGCTGACGGGTAAAACGGAAGGTGACCCAATGCAACCTGAGCAAATCACCCGCGAGACGGAGTTGGCGTTCACTTTGCTGAGCGGCCGCTCGGCGCTTGAAGAACATAGAATATTACAACCCGCGTCAGCGTATCGGCAGCATCTACTTAGCAGATATTATGATACTCCAGTGCATGCTTTAGGTCGCACCGGCTGGAGCCTGCGACTACGGCGCAGTGAGACCGGGCGATGGCAGCAAACCGTTAAAGGCCCGACTAGGGCAGGCTCCAGGCCGGAGATTGAATCGGCCCTAGAGTGTCCTGGGGAAATTGACATCGCGCGGCTTCAGTCCACGCCAGTTTGGCAAATGATCGACGGAAAAGTTCAGGAACTAACGCCAATTTTCGAGACCGAAATCGAGCGAACTGTACGCGCTTTACATATCGGTGATGCGACAATCGAAGCGGCTTTGGATGAAGGAAAAATTCGTGGCCTCAGTAACGACCGGCAGATACCGGTAAACGACCTGGAACTCGAAGTCAAAAGCGGCGACGCTGGCTCAATGTTCCGCGTAGCCGTGGAACTGGCACTCGAAACGCCGCTGATGATCGAACCGTCCAGCAAAGCCGAACGCGGCTACCGACTGGTCACGGGAACGCCAGCACAGGCCCAAAAGCACAGCGACGTCACATTGGATAAAAACGCCAAAACAATCGATTGTTTCCGTCTGATCATCGGCGATGTCATCGATCATCTCTGGAGCAATCTCGCTGCCGCCTATGCGGGGCATGTTGACGGCGTACATCAGATACGGGTGGGTATTCGGCGGCTCCGTACGGCGCTCCTGATGTTCCGGAAGCTGCTTCACCGCGATACGGTCGAGGCGTACGACCAGCACTTGCAGCACTTCGGTCATGTGTTCGGCGAGGCGCGCGATTGGGACGTCTTCGTCACGTCCACCTTGGTCGAAGCACGGGACGCCTTGCCAGAGGCTAGCTGGCTTGATCTTATCCAGGCAGCGGCGACGTCCAAACAACAAGCCGCACATCGGGATGTCCGTTATGAACTGGAGAGCCGCACGTTTAATTCGCTGATTCTGAGTATGCTGGCCTGGACCGAAGACAATTCGCCGATGGTCGCTTCAGAAGGCATGGACCGGCCCGTTGCCGAGGTGATGCCGCAACTGCTAACCCGATTTGTCAAGAAAGTCGCCCAGCGCCAGCGGCGGCTCAACGGCTCGGATGAACGCTTGCATGCGCTGCGCAAGTCAACCAAGCGGCTCCGCTACGCGTGTGAGTTTTCGGAAAGCCTGTATCCGGCGAAAAAAGTCCGGCGGTTCGTCGGGCCATGTAGAGATATCCAGCAGGCGCTTGGCGAGGTCAACGACTTCGCCACCACGGTGAACTTGATGGCGGTGCTGGTCGCCGAAAAACCAGCTTTAGCGCCAGCCGTCGCCAAGCTGGCATCCTGGCTCGACCGGCGCAAGGAAGAGGCCGAACGAGGCATCCCCAAGCTCTTGAAGCGACTGCATCAGGATCGGGTCTACTGGGCATAGCGCTATAAAAAAAGGACCATCGAGATTGCGATGGTCCTTTTTCAGTTGCGCCTTGACGGTCTGGCGACTGACGGTCTTTATTTCGACCACCCTGGGTCGATATTTTGGCGTGAGAAGGTCGCGCGCGATGGGATTGCGCGGGCGCGACGGCCGACGTCTTTTGAGGCTCATGGTTTGTGCTCCGTACGGAAAAACCTATTTAAACGGATTCTGGGCCGCCGTCAATCCCTTCCCGAGATGAAAAGTGGTTGACAAATCGTTCGAAACCGGTAATATGGCGCCGTCGAACGGAGCGCCCTGATGCCGCAGGTTACCGAAGAAAATCTCGCTGCCTTCCTCGCGAAGCTCCAGGCGAAGATCGACGCATTCGATGATCGCCCGAACAACCAAGCCCGCAGGGTCCTCAGCGTGCAACGTGGGGCCAAATACGGCCGCATCGTCGTGACGCGCTACGACGATGATTCGGCGTATGGCTTCATCGATCTGGCGAACGGTGATCTGCTCAAGGCCGACGGCTGGAAACGCCCCGCGAAAGGTGTCAGGGGCAACATGTTCGCCGCTGACCCATTGGCTGGCTGCTCACAATACGGCATGGTGTATTTTCGCTAGCGGAGGTCTCTATGCAATCAGTGAGTATTCCATCTTCCTGGGTCAGGATTACCGGGCGGATGGACGCACAAGCCCATCTGGCGCTGTATCAAGCGGTCCAGGAACGCGGTATCAATCCGAATGACAACGACGCTGTGGCCAAGGTCTGGCAGGAACTGGTCGCACTGGCTCAATGGCAGGTTGATGAGCTTGCCCGCCAAGCGAAGATTGAGGCCGAAACAGCGAAGCTGCGCAGACGCACGATTGAGAAGCTAACGAACACATACGGGGTGACGCCACAATGCGTCAGGCGGAACCATGGCAAAGCAGAACCTTTGGATTGATCGCGCCGAACTTTTGGTGATCGAAGCCATTGTTACCCGTGTCTGGCCGATCCTCGAAGAGATGGATTGGACAGAGCCGATGGAGCTTACGGCGACGCTCGTTGCCTGTCATCTCAACGGCTGCCGGTTGCGGCTGCGGGATATGCTAGCTGGCGACGACCGCGATGTTTTTCATGACATCGGCGGTATTGCGCGCAACATCGACCGTCAGACCGGGACGCTACTGAATGACTTTGTGCCACGCTTCGCCGTTCGCCATTAGGGGATAATTTTATGTTTCGCGCTCTTGGTCGTGCCGCTGTGCTGGGCGGTTTGCTCTACTCATCGGCCCACGCCGCTGACATCACCTCGCATATCGACGCCGCCAAAAGAGTGGCGATGATCGCAATCACCGGCGAGATCGAGGACGGCGATAGCAAGAAATTCGAGGACATCGTCGCGGACATTACACGCCAAAAGACACTTGGTCGAGTCGAAAAAGTCGGGGTTATTTTAGATAGCCCGGGCGGCGCATTGGCTGACGGGCTCGATATCGGCATGATGATCCGGCAAAATGGTTTTTTAACCGGCGTGCCGGATGATGCGCGCTGCGCATCTGTCTGCGGCTTGATCTGGCTGGCGGGCGTGCAACGTTTCGTCGGCGAGCGCGGAAATGTTGGCTTCCACGCCGCTTACGACGCGGCGAGCAAGATCAGCGCAACCGGCAACGCCCTCATCGGGTCGTATCTGACGAAGTTGAACTTGCCGCTCGATGCCATCGTCTACGCCACGAAGGCACCGCCAAAAGAAATGCAATGGTTGACTCCGGCTGATGCGAAAAAAAACGGTATTGATCTGACGGTAATACCGAGTACGCCGAAAGCGGCGAGCAATTCGCATCCGTTTCAACAACAACAACAATCGCAGCCACCGGCGGCGGCATTGCTGCCCGGGGAGTTGCCGGACGATTCGCCTACTTCCGCTCCGACGCAGGTAACGTCTCTGGAACAACAGGCGATCAACGTGGTCAGACAGTACCACATCGTCTGGTCGGAGAGCGGTACGAACGTCGAGCCGCTGGCATACTATTACGCCAATAGCGTTGACTACTTCGGCAAGGCCACACCACGGGCCAAAGTCATGGACGAGAAGCGCAAGTTTTCGCTTCGTTGGCCGGTACGTCATTACCAGCTTCGGAATCTGAGTGCCGATTGCACGCACCCGCCGGTTTGCACGGTCAGCGGCATCGTGGCGTGGGAGACACAAAGCGAGGAGCGCAACGAACGTTCTGTTGGCACCGCCAATATGCTCGTTCAGGTGGCACTAACAGTACCCGGCGGCGGCCTCATCGTTGCCGAGAATGGTTCGACCATCAGCCGCGAGAAGTCGGCACTGCACGGTGGCCCAGCCCGTTCTAGCGTGTCTACTTCCGAGCAAGCGACGATCGACGAGGTCGCGGGCGAATTCTTCCAGACCTACAAAAAATCCGGCATGCTGGGATTGGTTGGCGCAGTCAAGGATTGTTACGCGAAAGCTATCGACCTAAGGCGGTGCATGCTCCTCGATGTGGCCAGTTATCGCCTCGATCTTGCCGGTCGGCGGCAGTTCGGCCAAGGCGTTGAATTCTTTGAGGTCACAGCTTTCAGCGCCCGATTTGAGCGCTATTGGCCGCAGGCCGGGTTCACCAATCCGGATCAGGCGGCTGGCTATCTGAGCCAAGGCGCCGACTCAATCCCACAGTGGGTCTCCGAGCATCCGACATTCACCGAAGGCTGGAAGGCCCGGTTGGAGTACCAAGCGTGGTTCGACGCCTTACCGGCGACCCCATTCCGGGACGGCGCGGAATACTGGGCGGCCAACCGCAGCAACAAAGTCCCGCCAAGCTGCGATGCACCGGATTTTCTGTGGAAGAGCGGTTGTGAAGAGGCCAAGCGGCGACTTGACCCGAGCGATCTCCGTCGTCATGCAGACAAGGATTTCAAGTTGGGGTGGAACAGTCTGTAAGTTCGAACTGCTTATGTCTGACACTCGACATTCGGCTCGCGACGTCATAAAGCAGGCCCACAGAAGCTGAGGGACGACGATGAGCAACTATCCAAGACAGAAGAGCGAGCGCAATGACAAGATCAAGACGCTGCACAGTCGTGGCCTGTCGCTGGTCAAGCTAGCCAAAATGTTTAAGATTACGAAGCAGCGTTGCAGCCAAATTTGTAACGGGCGACCGCCAAAACCAAAAAACAGACGTGCGAGCATGCATGTAGCACGTGATATCGAGATTATTCGGGACCGTCAGAGCGGAATGCTGTTGAGAAACCTCAGTAAGAAATACAATCTCTCGGTGGCACGCATACACCGCATCTGCGCTCAAGGTTTACCTCCCCGCTAGCAGATAGCCCTACGCGTTTAACGACATCGCCTGACGCCGAAGGCACTGCTCGCTAACTTTTTGCGTTCATGTGGTGAAGGTATTGCGATGAACTACCGAGTATATCTATATGATGGTCTGAAAATCGTCGCAGCAGAGAACTTCGCGGCCCACAGCGATGAAGAAGCCCTTGAAGTTGCAGCGACTTTATATTCGGCTGCTAAAGATACGTTTGACAAATATGAAGTTTGGAGCGGCACGAAACACCTTGTCGGCGATACTGGCTCTCGCAGGGCCGACGCGCTACGAGCGCGACTTCAACGGCTGACTGTCGAACTTGAAGAGCGCTTGGTGAACAGCTTTGCCTGCGTTCGCCGCAGCCAGCAGCTTCTCGATGAGATCGACCGGCTGAACAAATTGTAATAAAAAGGCGGGGAGTCTGCCCCGCCTTTCCCTGTTATTCTTTATCGGCGTCGTTGCCCAACTCTTCCCTGATCTGCTGCGGGTCGGACTCGGCGTCTTGAGCCAATTCGTCAACGACGTCCTGTACGGCGTCTGGATCGAGGGCCTTTGCCTCTTCGGCGAGCTTTTCGGCCTTGGCGTCATTACCTTCAACAGCTTCGTCGAGCGCCTTTTCGGCAAGATCGCGGGCCTTATCATAATTTTGCTGTGGGTCGTCTGACACGTGTGGCTACTCCATGTTGCAACGCCACCTA